CAAAATATTGCAGATGACAATACCACTAAGTTAGGATTTGAAGGTAACATTGAGGATGATATTGCATTCATTGGTAAGTTTTTAGTACCTATCAATGCAGATATCAGATATGCTAAGGCTGAGATTTGGTCAGTTAATGCAGTGACAGATGAGGAGTTTCTATTAAACAGCTCTTATTTTGATTTTGCAGGTGTGCCAAAAGTAGGTGGATACTATCCTGTTAATCAATCTCAAAGTGTTATAACAACTTTGCCATCAACATCTGAGAAGTTGACAGCTCAACTTGAAAGGGATGGATACATAGATACGATTACTCACTATGGTATGAGAATATACTTACCATTCTTTTACAGTTGGCAATATTGGATTGCACAGCCTAATGCTAATGCATTCTTTTTTCCTAACAAACAGACCCGTAATTGGGTGCCTTATGGAACTGAAACAGATTGGAAGTTACAGCTCAGAGTTACTGTTGATATCAATGAGTTAGATTACATCTACAGTGAGAATATTGTAATCAAAGATTATGATTCAGACCCTAACATCAACCAATCAATGTTCCTGCAAGTGGTGAGCACAGCTCAGAACGTGGGAGTAATTGTTGAGGGTGAACTGCACTATGTGGTAGCTACTCACTTATTGACAACGGGTGTATGGGATCAGTCAACTGTTTGGGGTATGATTACTATTGAGCCAACAGAGGCATCACCTCGCTGGATATGTTCAACGACTGTGGCATATGATAATAACTTAGCTAATCCATTGACACCCCTCACAGGGTTGTATGCAGACCTAACATTCTCTGCACCTAATTTGGCGGTGATTACTTGCTATTTTAATCCAAACAATGTTAACCTATCCAATGGAGTTAAATTTACATCTAAAATAAAAGGTTGCTATGTGTGATTGTCTTAATATTCGGTTTCAATCTGGTACTTATCCAACATTAACATTTGACGTTGATGCATCTGGCACCTATAATGGTTTCAATACTTATGAGTTCACCTACTTTGGTAACACATATTATATTTGGTATGATGGGGCTGACACATGGTATATGACGGATCTTGTTGGAGGTGGGACTTATGTTGATAGTTTGAAGTCAAATGATCCATGCCCATTAGGTGATAAGAATCAATGGCTCTCATTTGCTGTAACAACTGAAACAAGTGAATGTGAATGTGATAAGAATGAAGATAGAATGTACTTTAATTACAAGTCTATCAAGCTCCCTCAAGTATGTCCGCCACAGGATAGAGGCTTTGAGGAGTGTTGTTGTGAGGAGTTGGTCCTTGCTAAGTCAACATCCAACAGTTGGGAGACAGATAAAACAAGTGCATGGATTAAGTTAAGTGATCCTGCAGATACAGTTACCTTTGAGCTGTACAAAGATGGGGTGTTAACAACTTACACACCAATAGCAATTGTGTTCCCTAATGAGCCGAATGCATACTATACTACCATTGAGTGGATTGATGTACTTAATGCAGATGGAATTGGATGCTATGAGTTAAAGGTTGTCTATGATATATCTGGTATTACAGGGATTATATCATGGGGCAAGTATAGATTGTTACCATTCACAATACAAAATGCCATTGCAACAGCAAGGATAAGAGCTAACTTTGATGGATACCATGAGATTGAGCAGATTGATTTCACAGGATCCGGCATTGAGAGTACTTACAGATTCAATGGATTCATAGGCAACAGGCAACCTAACACTGAGATAGACAACATTATCTATAACAATAGAGAAATGAAACGGGTGATCAGAGAAAATCTGAATGAGTATGAGATACTTGTTGACCCTTCATTAAAGTGTGTTACTAAGCCATTGGTTGACTTGTATCTATTGAGTGAGAATGAGTTGTATATCAGTGACTACAATGCTCACAACCATGACTATTGTATCAATGATTTACCTGTGATAGTGAGCTCAAGTCCTGAGTTAACATACTATGATTTCGCACGTAAAGCATCTTTGAAGTGTGTGGTAAGTGATAAATTTAAGAACAAAAGAACCTACTACTAAAAAGTAAAGTAAATAAAATATAAATTTGTAAAAAATAAAAATTATGGCATCTCCAACAGTTTCTGCAATGAGTAATAAAAATGGCAATGATTCAGTCCTATCTGCATCTAATGGAACATTTGTATTGAATAGTACATCTGTTTACAATGCATTTAACTTTAAAGCTATTGTTGTTTTGGAGGATACTGTATTTGCATCCATTAAACATACATTAGTCAATACAGATGTTAGATCAACTTACTTAGGTACTGTTGCTGGCACTGTGAAAGCAGGTGCAATTATAAGACCTTTGGATAATAAAACATTTGGCTCAGTTCAATTAACATCTGGATCTGTTAATATTGTTCTATGATAAGTGCATTAAATTTCAAGATTGGTGGCGGTGGGGCAGCTCCCACACCTGCACCTGTTGGTGCAACCTTAATGAAAACAGGTCAAACAACATCATACAGAACAGGTGATGATGGTGATATTGAGGCAGGGAGAGCAACATCATTCACAGTCTTAGCAAGCAATAATCCATTTGGTAACACCAATAGATTTACTGATACATTGGGAGGCACAGCTTATGCTAACAATATTGTACTTGACTGGAGTACGTATAACGGAACTACAGTTTTAGGGTGGCATAGATTAGCTATGCCAACTGTTGGAACTTACACATGGAACCAAGCTATTGACAATGCTTTGACTTTTACAAATGGATCTTTCACTACGGGTTGGAAGTTAGCAAATATTGCTGAATATTTTAGCTTATTTAATTGGGCAAACACGCCAGCAAATAAATTGAATTATGCACCTTTTACTTTGATTGGTGACTTTTGGAGTAGTACAACTACAGATGGGTCAGTAAACGCATATTATGTTGTAAATTCAACTACCTTACATATTTTTACAACAGGTAAAACTGCAGGCATAAAAGCATTATTTAATAGAACGTTTACAGTAACAGGAACAACTTTATCTTAATATAAAAAAAAATGGCAACTTATAAATTCCCTCAATTCAACGTTGAAATAGTTAACCCAAAGGTTACGGTTACAACAGTAATTGATAATATCATTGACAAAGTTTGTACAGCAAATGTTATCCTTGAAACTCCTTCAACAAACTTTGGAGTTAGCTTTGATGGTTATACATATCAAAGTGATTGGAATGACCAGGACATTATTGATTGGGTTAATAATGTAGAACTACCAAAATACGAAGTGAAGTGAAAATGATACCTATAACTCAATTCTTAGAAATAATTAAAAAGCAGGGAGCAACAGGAGTACTTGCAATTTGGCTGGCTTACACACACTTTGAGGTGCAAGATGTTAAAGAACGATTATACAACTGTTTAGATGCAAGAGAGGCAATAAACAGAAAGCCATTACAACAGGCTCCCATTGAGAAAAAAGATACACTTGCAATACTTGAAGATAAAAAGCGTAAATTAGCAAAAATTTAAGTATGAAACTAACAACTAACTTTGATCTATCTGAGTTCAATAAGCACAACTTTACTATCTCAGATACAGTATTTCAGAACATCTTTGCACTGGCTAAGAATTTACAAGTGTTGAGAGATGAGGTAAAGAAACCAATCAAGATCACAAGCGGATACAGATCACCTGAGCACAATGCAAAGGTTGGCGGTGTAAAATCCTCACGTCATATTACAGGTGAGGCGGCAGATTTTAAGATAGCAGGCATGACACCAAAACAGGTGGCAGCTGTGATTGAGAAACTTATTGCAGCCGGTAAGATGGAAGAGGGAGGATTAGGAATATACAGCACCTGGATACATTATGACCACAGGAATGTTAAAGCACGTTGGACCAAATAAATAGTTATGGCAAAGAAAAAAGTAGTTAAGATTGATACACCTAATGTTGATGTAAACCTTGAAAAGGATGGCACCAACATTAAGTTAGATATTGATACAAAGAATGTGGATATTAAGTACATTAAAGATGAGGTGAACAAAGAGTTCAACCTTGATGGTAAGAACATTGATGTACACATCAATAAGACCCCGGAGGGTGTGGAGGTGAAAGTCGATGCCAAAGGGGTTTTTTGGAAGGCTGTTGCAAAGAGAGTAGTTAAGTTTATTCTCAAGAGATTTAAGTTAGGAAAATAGTATCTGGATACTTACCATTAGAACAGTTACCGGATCAACTCCCCCATGTAATGTGGTGTTACATGTCTAAGCTCACTAAATAAGGTGGGCTTTTTTAGTTATTAACATCCAATTGTTAATATGTTTTTTGTCTAATTATTTGCATATATGAAAAAAGATACTAACTTTGTTTTATAAATAATTAACAAAAACAGTATGAAAACAAAATTTACCAAAGAATGTAACACATGTTGCGGGAGTGGATCAGTAACATTCAATGACTCATGGGATGAGCATCCATCAAGAGATTACTCATTTGATTGTAAGGAGTGTGACGGTGAGGGCCATATCATTGATGAGGCTGAACTATGGACAGAAATCTGCAATGTTGAGGATATGATTGATGGCATGATCACCAGGATTAGAACAACATCTGACAATATCAAGATGTGTGCTAAGTTTGAAATGTTGCCTGATTTTGTTGCAAGATACAAAAATACACTGCACACACAGGCAAGAGCTCTTGCAAGATTAGAAACTTATTGTGCTAACCTTAAAACTCAGATGCCATGAATCAAGCCATTAAGGACATTTTAATCGCATATGCGGCACTTTCTCTTGTTGCAGGTATATTGATATACATCGGAGTAATTGGATAGCATGAGAGAGAATAAAATAACATTAGCTTATGTCAGAGGATGGGATCACTTTGACATGGATAGATACAATAATTATTTAAAAGCATTAAACCATGTGGAAAATACGTTATCGCGGTTACATTGGAGGAGCTTGGAGGATATTAGAAAAGAACGTGAAAGCAGAATCAGAATGGGAAGCACGCAGAATGAGCAACCTTTGGGAGAAACTAATCATTAAAATTGAGAGGGTATGACATTAGATGAGATAATAATCCAAAGATATGCTAACATGCGTACTATTGACTTAGCTAATGAGCTTGGTGTTAAGTACTGCACTGTGGCCAACAAAGCATACAGAATGGGATTGAAGAAATCAAAGGAGTATCTTGCATCTGAATTATCAGGGAGGAGAAACTTACTTGAGAAAGGAATGGCAACCAGGTTTAAAAAAGGTAACATAGCTCACAACAAAGGAGCTAAGATGCCTGAGCATGTGTATGAGAAAGCTAAGGCAACCATGTTCAAAAAAGGTAACAAGCCATCTAACACACAACCGGTTGGAACTATCAATTTTAGAACTGACTCAGCGGGTAGAACTTATGCATACATCAAGATAAAAGATAGTGATTGGAGGTTGATGCATAGAGTGGTATGGGAGGAGCATAATGGCCCAATACCACGTGGTATGGTTGTGAGGTTCAAAGATGGCAACACAATGCATTGGGATATAAATAACTTGGAGTTGATTGGTCAGTGTCAAAACATGGAGCTGAACACCATACAAAGGTATCCTAATGAGATTAGGCAAGTAATAAAGTTAAACAATAAATTAAAAAGAAAAATCAATGGCACGAAACAAAATCAATGATCTGCGTGATCACTTATTCTCAGCATTAGAGAGATTAGATAATGATGAGCTCACAATGGAGGAGCTTAATAAGGAAATTGAAAAAGCACAGGCAGTGGCAACAATTGGATCTGTTATCATCCAGAGTGCAAAGATTGAGGTTGATTACATCAAGGCAACCGGCATGATTGAGTCAAGCTCTGAACTATTCAAAGGTATTAACGAACAAAAGAGATTATCATGAAAACAGCATTACAGCAAGCATTTGCAAGATTAGAGGAGTTACATCCATCACTGTTTGACATACACACTGAGAAAGGCAGGACATTTGTCAATGAGTTTAGTAAGTTTTTAGAGGTGGAGAGGGAGCAGATATTAGATTCGAGACTTGATGGTTTCAAAAATTCAGCAGAAGGATGGAATGGTGAATATCCATTTGAAGGAATGACAGATTATTACATTTCATTAGACATTAAAAATGATGATTATTACAACGAAACCTTTAAATCAGAATAGAATGAAAGCAAATGAATTGAGAATAGGTAATATTGTAAGTATGCATAGATATATTGGAAACTATTGGAGCTGGACATTTATTTCTCATGAAGATATTTATAGTATTGCTTGCGGTAATGAAAAGAACTATAATCCAATACCACTAACAGAAGAATGGTTATTGAAGTTTGGAGCAAAAGAATTAAATGCCAAAAGAGATGTTTTAAAAGAGTTTGTTTTAAAAACAGTTAGAATTGAAATGTCTAATAGTGGTAATTTTTACTATAAAAATTCAAAATTAATTTTAGAATCAGTCCACCAATTGCAAAACCTTTACTTTGCATTAACAGGTAAAGAATTAACCTTTAAATCAGAATAGAATACCATAACGAGCGCATCCTCGAAATGGTAGTAAAATAAAATAAAATGGAAATACAGAAAATAAAAAAGCGGTTACAGACAATTGAAAAAGAACTTGAAAAAGTAAGGAATTATAGTGCTCAAGCTGATGGCTGGCAAACACAACGCTTTGCAAAGAAGTCAAGGAAATATGATTATTTAGCATTAGAAAAATTTGAATTACAGAAAAAACTTGAAGAATATGAAAACAGCAGTAGAACAATTTACATTAGCCTTAATAAGAGCAAAGGCAATTAAACCCAGTGCAACAAAAGATTTTGTAAAAGCAAATACAGATGCATTGGCAGTTGAGCAAGAACAAATTAATAATGCACATTATGAAGGTAGTGAAAATTACAGGAGACAATACTACAACGAAACCTTTAAATCAGAATAGAATGAAAACAGCAGTAGAATGGTTGATTGAAAAAATGTCTTTAGAAGATGTTTGTAAATACTCTAATGAATTAGCAGAAGCCAAAGAAATGGAGAAGCAGCAGATAAAAAATGCTTATTACACTGGTGGCGATGATGTTGAAGATAACAGAGATAGAGAAGCTGAAAATTACTACAACGAAACCTTTAAATCAGAATAGAATGAAAACAGCAGTAGAACAATTTACATTAGCCTTAATAAGAGCAAAGGCAATTAAACCCAGTGCAACAAAAGATTTTGTAAAAGCAAATACAGATGCATTGGAAATAGAAATTAAACAAGCACATGAATATGCTGAATTTGCAATTAGATGTGATAGAAAAGATATGAAAATATTAAACTTTGATGGATATATTAAACTTAATTCAGAACAATGCAAATAACAAACCCAACACGTTTAGTCTTAGCATGGAAGGCTATGGCATACACATTAAAATTTAATTGATATGACAGCAAAACAAATTAGGTGGTCACGAATAATTAAGCACTCAATACAGTATTTTTTTACACTGAATAAAATCTACAAATATGAGATTGAGCATTATTATTACATGGTAAAATTTAAATTATAAGACAATGGCAGAAGAGGCTAAAATGGCACTGTTACTTTTCACAGTGGGAATAATATTAATACTTATAGGATTATGGAAGAAATCTTAAAATACATTGAGGATAACAACCTCAAAGCGAGACACAGATACAGAAAATACAGTTACAAAAGATTTTACCTGTACAACCTGCTAAGGAATGAAGGGTTCACTCTTTATGATATAGCAAATATGTTTGAAAGGGATCATGCAACTGTAATCTATGGCATCAAAACACACAAAGATTTGATTTCAGTTAAGGATAAACTTTACCTTGATCATGTTGATGAGTTGATTGTCATGTTTGAGTCAACACCTAAGTCATACAGTTTAGTAACAGATGTTATCAACTGTTATAGTTTAGAGAGATTGAAGAAAATTAAGTTCAGAATTAAAAACAACATGTATAAAGATATATCTTTGTAGTCATACTGTTTGATTTTATTTATTGAAAAGACCCTCTTTGCACTGCATGGAGGGTTTTTTTGTGCTTTATTGCAATAGTAAAGTATTTTATAACTAATTGATAATCAACACTTGCAAGGGTAACAATGGTAAAAATGCTTTTTTTGAAAACTTTAAATAGAAATAATTTATTTTTATTTTTAAAATAAAATATTATTTATCTCATATATAATTAAAATTTTTACCCTTGTATCCCTTGCAACCCAGTAAAACATTGACTTTTTACCCTTGCTTTACCCTTGCAAAATTAGATTTTACCCTTGCACCCCTTGCATATATGTTTTTTTATTTTTATATTTGCAAAGTGTAGTTTAGGCTTAGCGGCTTGACGCAAGTGGTTCACGTTCCAGCTGCACTCTTTTTTTAACAACGTGAGCAAAAACGTAAAAAATATTATGATTAGTTATTGGATTAGTGTAAAAGACACAAAAAAAGATTTTGAACGTACATCAGTTGATGAACTTTTAAATCGTATCAAGAATGGTTATTGGAAAGACCAAGTTGAACTGGTTCGTTCTGAACAAGATGAAGCAAGAAAAAAACAACAAAAGGCTGTACTTCCAAGTGTAACTATCGGTGGAGTATTTAATGAAAGAAAAGAACAAGGACTTGAAAAGCATTCAGGTTTTATCTGTATTGATGTTGATAATTATACAGATAGATCTAAAATAAATGATGATCCATATACATATGCTTTATTTAGTTCTGTTGGAGGTAATGGATTTGCAGTTATTTGCAAAGTTGACCCATTAAAACATAAAGAATCTTATAATTTTATTGCTGAACATTATTTTTTAAATTATGGAATAACAGTTGATCCAGCTCCAAAGAATGTTGCAAGCTGTAGATTTGTAAGTTATGACCCGGATTTGTTTTTAAATACAAAATCCAAAAAATCAAAGTACAAAATTGAAAAGAAAAGACTGCCTAAAAACATTTCTATAATTGTACCTAAAACAGATATTGGTGAATTAGTAAATCAAGTCACCAAATCAGTGGCCGATGAATATCATGATTATTTAGCTTTGTCATTTTCAATTGCTGTTGGATTTGATAATGATGGCCGCGAGTATTTTCACAAACTTTGTAGTTTTTCAGATAAGTATGATCCAGCTCAAACAGATAAGCAGTATGATATTGCTTTAAAAAGAACTGGAACGGGTATAACAGTAGGTACATTTTACTATTTTCTTAAAAAAGGTGGTGCTGATTTAACAAAATACAATTCAGATAAAGCAATTTCAAGTGTGAAACTGGCTAAAAGAATGAATACACCAAAGGTAGAAGTTGTTAAAGAGCTGGCAAGAGAGAAAAATATTGATGAAAATGAAGCTCTTGAGATAGTAAATGAAATTTTTGAGCGTAATGATATGGATATTAGGCATGAAGGAGGTGCTGAAAATATGATTATCAACTGTTCTAATTTTATTTTAAAACGGTTTAACATTAGAAAAAATCTAATTAGCAGAAAATATGAGTGGAATGGGATACCAATGTATGATAAAGAATTTAATACGGTTTTCCTTGAATGCAGAATGACCTTTGATGATAAGTCTATAACATTTGATATTGTAAATCGTATAATTCAATCAGTTGCTATACCAGAATACAATCCATTTTTTGAATATATTGAAGCAAATAAGCATAGAATTTCAACTGGAAACATTCAAAAATTATGTGATTCTGTAAAAAGTAACACATCATTAAAAGATAGATTTATTAGAAAGTGGATGATTGGAATTGTAGCATGTATTTATGGCAATCCTGTACGTTCAGTTTTAGCATTAACAGGCGGTCAAAATACAGGAAAAACAGAATGGTTTAGACGATTACTTCCAAGTGCACTTCAACCTTATTATGCTGAATCAAATTTAGATAGAGGTAAAGATGATGAACTATTGATGTGTGAAAAACTCATTGTCATGGATGATGAGATGGGAGGTAAGTCAAAGCAAGATGAAAAGAAATTCAAAGAATTAACATCAAAAAATTATTTTTCTCTTAGAGCTGCTTATGGTAGATATAATGAAGATTATAAAAGACTGGCTATTTTATGTGGCACATCAAATGACCATCAGTTAATAAATGATTCAACAGGTAACACAAGAATTTTACCCATAGAGGTAGTGTCTATTGATCATGCTTTATACAATTCAATTGATAAAGATGATTTATTTATGGAGTTACATCGTGCATACACAAGTGGTGAGGTGTATAATTTAGTTGAAACTGAATTAAGTATTTTGAATGAAGTAGGTAGATCATTTGAATCTATACCATTTGAACGTGAGTTGATATTGAAATTTTTTGAAATACCATACAATAGAGGTGAATGGCTAACAGCAACTGAAATAAAGGATATTATTGAAACATATTCAAAACAGCGAATACTTTCTATGAAAAAATTAGGAAGTGAATTGAAACAAACTTTTGGAAATCCTATGTTTAAAGATAGGTCAAACAAATATTATGTAGAGAGAAAGTCTGAAATTATGGATCCATTTAATACTTTTTCGCTATGATAGAATTGTATGATTATCAGAAACAGTATATTTCAGAAATAAAAAAACACTTTGCAAATGGCAAAAAGCGTTTAGTATTATGTTCTGCAACTGGAAGTGGAAAAACAGTGATGTTTAGCTACATGACAAAACAAGCCTTTGAAAAAAATAAAAGGATTTTAATTTTAACAGATAGAAAAGAATTATTTAGTCAATCAAGTGGTGCACTGGTTGAAATGGGATTGCATTGTAATGAGATAAAGCCAAACAAAAAAGTAGATTTTTCACATTCTTTGTATGTTGGTATGATCCAAACAGTCACACGTAGAATTAAGAATGTAGAATATCAAGAATTAATTAAATCATTAGATTTGATTATTTTGGATGAAGCTCACAAATCTATATTTGATCCTATCTTTGAATATGTTTCAGATAAAACATTTGTAATTGGAGCAACAGCAACACCTCATCGTGAAGGAAAACAACAATCACTTGATAAATTTTACGATGAAATAGTTCAGGTGATAGACACACCAGATTTGATTATCAAAGAGAAATTATCACCATGCAAAACTTATGGAGTAAAAGTAGATTTATCTGGCATAAAAACTAAAAGTGGTGATTATGATGAGAAATCGATGGCCGACAAATTCAGTGAAATAAAGTTATTTCATGGAGTATATGAAAATTATATAAGAATTTGTAATGGTAAAAAAGCAATTGTATTTGCTCCAAATGTAGAAAGCAGTCGCGAACTTGTTAATGACTGGACAGATTCAGGACTTCCAATAAAACATGTTGATTGCTACATGACAGATTTAGAACGAAAAGAAATAATTGAATGGTTTAAAAATACTGATGGTGCAATTATTTCAAACTATGGAATTTTAACTACCGGATTTGATGTTCCAAGTATTGAAGTAGTAATACTGTATAGAGCAACAAAATCACTTCCTTTATTTTTACAAATGGTAGGAAGAGGATCAAGAATATCAGATGGCAAATATGAATTTATTTTACTTGATTTTGGTAATAATGTAAAAACTCATAACTATTGGGAACATCCAAGACAATGGTCATTGAAAAAAAAAGAAAAGAAACAGGGAACTGCTCCAATTAAAGAATGTCCAAGTTGTTCTTTTTTAGTTCATGCACCAGTAATGATATGTCCTGAATGTGGTCATGAATTTGAAAAATCTGAAAAAGAAAAAGAGCAACAAATAATTGCAGAATTAGTTTTGATGAGTGGTATTGACATAAAAAAACTTGCAGAAAAAGCATCAATACAACAACTAATTCAAATTCAAACAACAAAAGGATATCAAAAAAGCTGGATTTATCACTACTTAAAAACAGCTGATGATTTTAAAGAATATGGTAAAATAATGAAATATCACCATAGGTGGGCAACACATCAAATTCAAATGAGAAATTTATGAAAAATGAATCAGCAATACAGCAAGAATGTTTTATATGGTTTAACAACACATTTTGTTTAAAACATCATAATCCAAGATTTATTATGTTCAGCGTTCCAAATGAAGGGAAAAACGCAACTGAACAAATTAGAAAAAAACAAATAGGAATGCTTCCAGGTGCAAGTGATACAATTATAGTATTGAATAGTCAAGTAATATTCTGCGAGTTTAAAGATGAAAAAGGAAGGCAATCAGATAAACAAAAAGATTTTGAAGAGAGAGTTGAATCATTGAATCATAAGTACTGGGTGATACGATCACTTGAAGAGTTTAAAACTAATATACAAATTGAACTACTATGAGAATCAAGCTAAAATTTCCCCGCATCATTGTGAATTTAAAGCACAAAAAAAAGAAATATAAACACCCGGTCAAGGGTATTAACAACGAATCAACAGATAACTGTTAATAACTTTATTTTGTACTTATGCAATCTTTTCTTATCTTTGATGAAAATAAAAACAGTATGGAAAAAGAAATCAAAACAGCGACTGAGAAAATCAAGGAGCTAAATGAGTTAGGTAACACCTTGACTCTACACCAAAAACTACACCGGGCAAAGTTAGCCATTGGTAAGGTAGTTAAGAACGCACAAAGCCATCATTCAAAGTATGCTGACCTCAATGCTATCATGGCAGAGGTTGAGCCTGTATTACTTGAGAATGGCTTAATCTTATTACAGCCTATCCAAGCCAACAGTGTGTGCACTCAGATTGTTGACATTGACTCAGGTGACATGATTGTATCTATTATGGACTTACCTCAAGGTATTACACCTCAGCAAATGGGTAGTGCCATAACCTACTATCGTAGGTACACCCTTCAAAGTGCTCTCTCATTGCAGGCAGTGGATGATGATGGTCAACAGGCATCAAAGGACCAACCAACTGAGACTAAAAAAGAGTCATTGTCAGATGCACGTTTCAAGGCTGCTCTTGCTAAGATTAAGGCTAATGAGTTCACAGTTGAGGAGTTGAAAGCTAAGTTTTATTTAACCAAAGAACAGGAGGCACAACTATGAAATGGAGGCCATCACAATTAGGTAAGCTCATGACTAACTCCAGGAGTAAGTCAGAGCTATTGTCTGAGACTGCTAAGTCTGAGATACGTAAAATAGCTAAACAGGATTTCTTTGGATACAGCTCAGACATTAAGACTAAGCCAATGATCAAAGGAACTGATTGGGAACAGGATGGCATTGATCTACTCAATGATGTTCGTTTCACTAAAAAGTACAGTAAGAACACAATAGATCGG